TACCCCATTGCTGGGCCATAGCATCAGCTATACCTTGAAATGTTTTATTACGCATTTTTTCTCTTTCTTTTGGTGGCAAACAACTACTGTCGTAATACCATTGGCTCATTCGTTTACCGCTTTTCGCAACCCAAACTTGGCCCTTATCTACTATGTTTGTAGGCTTTAATAATGGCAACTCTTTAAGCCATAAGCAAGTAGCTTTAGTAACACCATGACCATATTCCCAAGGGTTAATTATTTGATCAGGTTTGCGCCATTTGCTAGACATAATTCCAACAGGATTTTCTATGGCATAGCGTGGAATATTGCAATTAGCTAATGACATAAAGAAATCTATACCTTGTTGTTGCCGACCATCTGCAATCTTTTTAGCAAAATGCCTAGCTCCACTTGATGCTAAATGTGTGCATGGTGGATGGGCAATCATTAAATCCCAGCCATCACCAATGATGTCCATTACATTGCCTTGGTAATGTGGCCCAGGCACTTCTGTAGGCTCTAAATCACAACTCATAGCTTCATGCCCCCCCCTAATGAACGTATCACGAACTGTTCCGCTAAACTCACAAGCAACAAGAACTTTCATATATACATTATCCCTGCAGCGTACATACAAACCGCAACAAATTCAACCAAAAATAAAGGGTAATCTTTTTGTGCAAGACCAGCAAAGGCCCACAATCCGCTACCTACTAATCCAAAATAAATGTTTATTGGATAAAAATTAAAACTTGTTAAACCTATTCCAATCAAACAAATAATTGTTCCTGACCATTTAATTGTTTCCAACATCCCCATTCCCCCTTAGAAAGTGTATTTGTATAAATCTAAATCTTTCTCAAACAATTTAGCTATTTTATTTTTTTCTTTGTCTGTGTAGTAATCATGGTAATCCCCACGTTCAGATTTGTTTTCTATGTCTAAACTTACGCCAAAATCTACAATCTTTTGAACAGGCTTAAAATCGTTTTCTAGCGATTCTGTTCGCATTAGTATATCTACCCCTTGTGGTATCCATTCAAACTGATTGGTGGTCGTTTTAAACCAATGTAGCGTGTCGTATTGCTCTATTTGATCTACCCATGTTGCAAAGTCAGGAAATTCTTGCAATTTGTTTGCATTGCGGAAATTCTCACACCACTCTGTCTGACCATTTTTGGCAAAAGTATAAAAACTAACCATTCTGTCATACGGATTTCTAACTACAGCAAATGTAGTGCTTTTGGGAACAATCTTTTCAATCATTGGCAAGCTTTCGTGATGCCCTTTAAAAATAGGATCAGCCTCAAAAAAAGACTTGTATTTGGTAAACCATTTAATGATGGATGTGCCAGCGTTTTTAGGAATATGCACAAAAGTTAAGTTGTGCTTTGGTAAATACATTGATGTCATATTGCATCCACATCGTAATCAAAGTTGGTAATTTTTAAAAAGTAATTTTTTGGTGGTTCAAACAATTTATTAGTATCTTCATACCGACTATGTTTGATCGTATCCATCCAAATAATCTTAGCTGGGCCAAAAAGCTCACGAGTATAGTTTGTTGGGCATACAAAATCAGCTATAACATTGAAACCTTGTTGCAACAAAATATCTGACAAAGAACCCATACGTTGCGCTTGGATCATCCGACATGAAATAGAAAAATCTAAGTCTGTCCATACTTTGTTACGCATATCATCTGCGTTTAAATGTATTGCATTGTGCTTGGCAGCTAACTTTTTAGCTAATGTTGTTTTGCCAGAACCAGGCAATCCCATAATTAATATCTTCATTTCCAAACATCCACAATGATATGAATACGATCTTCATTGCCTTGGTTTGCAACGTAATGTAAAGCTTGATTGTTAAACCACCAAATTTCGCCAGGATTCATGTGGCAGCTTTCGTTACCTGATGTAAACGTAACATCGTCATTAGACGTTACAACCATGTGGTAACGGTCATGTTTTTTGGCATAGTTACCTTCATCAATGTGGTAGTCAATTACGCCACCTGGCTTTAAATTAGCCACCATGACACGCCCTAATAAATGCACAGGAAACTCGTCATAAATGACGTTCATGGTCTTGGGATGGTAACGCTGAGAAAAGTAATCTTCGCACTTTAAACCATCGTAAAAGCTTTGATAAGTTGAATCATACATTACAGACTGAAACCGTAAAACAATGTCTTTAACGGCTGTATGCTTTAAAGATGGATCATTTCTACGCAGATTAAGCCAATCCCAAAACTGGCTTTTACGTAATTCTTCTTCTACAGGTTTTGGATCAAAGTTGCCAATTAATCTAAAGTTTTCCATGTTCCCCACTCCCCCTTATTTCCATGTTTGTATTGCTCAAAAAAATCGTCTAATACCACTTTACTAAAGTTTTTATCGCTAATGTAATTTCTAAACCAACTTAACCCTTTTTTGTGGCGCAGATGACACAAATAGCGAATAGCGCATCTATGCCTGTGTTCTAGATCGCAATTCCCTTTGTTTAATGACATATTCTCGCATTTCGTAATAACTTCCAAAACGAGCTAGTTTTGGGTCTTTACCACATTCCACCCTGTAAGCTTCTTCAATCTGTTCGTTTGTAGCCAAAGGTAACTGTTTCTGTTTAATAGCTTCTTCTTTGACCCATTCAGCTTTAAATCCAACCCAACCCCTTTCGCAACACATTTGCATTACTTCTGAAAGAGTCATTTTAGCTTTATCAGCTTCTCTTTGTAATCCTTTGTAAGCAGTTTCTGTCCATTTGGCTTTCTTCCCTTTGCGAACTTCTAAATAATCTTTAAACAAAGATTCAGAAACACCGTCAGGTGTATTTATATTTGGTTTATGGTTAATGGTTCTTGGTTCTTGGTTCTTGGTTGGCATTGGGGTAGCATTAGGGGGGCTATCCTTTTCCTTTGCCCACCTTACTTTTGCCCCTTTGCGCCCCCCAGCTTGCATAGCACGATACTTAGCTATTTCTTGATCAGCTCTCTTGTTATGCCATTCACCATCTTCCAATACAAAAAACTCAGCAATCAAGACCTCAACTATTTCTAAAGTAGATTTAACCTTTCTAGCAACCCAAGAAATGTCGTTAAACGGCTTTTCTGTTTGAAAATAAAGGTCAATCATTCTGCGATATGCCAAATCTTCTGCATCGCTTAAATGGCTTGTATGGCTGATGTAATCACCTATGTGAAAAGGATAGAAGTTCATTGTTTTTCCGTTTGCTTTAATTCAGGCCAAATGATGTGCCAGGACTCTGGAAATAAGTCTTTTCTGGTTACTAAACCATGACTTTCTTTTTCTATTTGAGCTGCCAAATAACATAACTGAGCGTATGGAATACCTCTTGTTTGCCATTGGATGACTGCGGAATGAGTTTTGTTGCATAAAAGCGACACTTTTTTAGTGCCACCGAGCAATCCAATAATTTGCTCATCCGTAAAGTTTGCTTTGTTTGGGATCATTTAACAAATGTTAACAAGAAAAATAAAATTAATCAAATACTTTACAAATCTTTTTTAGTTATGTTAAAGTTTAATCATAGCAATTTCGCTATATTTTTCGGGGGAACGAAATGGGTGAATTACACCAACTGATGTTAGAGCATGAAGAACAACTTGAAGAAGCATTAGATGCGATGGAGTGTGGATGGCCAACACAAGATCAAATTGACATCATTCGTCATGCTTGTGGCAAACCACGCAATGCTCATGTGCATCCAATTTTGCGTGATGTTATTAATGATTTTGGGAATGTATTTGGGGGTGCAAAATGAATCAATCAGAATCAATCGCTAAATTAGCAACAGCTTTGTCAATCGTTCAGGGGAAATTGAGCCATGCAAAAAAAGATTCAGCAAATCCGTTCTTCAAGTCTAAGTATGCTGACTTGGAGTCTGTGTGGGATGCTTGTCGTGATCTTTTGGCTGCAAACGGCTTATCAGTTATGCAGTTTCCTGGCGAATATATTGACGGCACAATGTCAATGACAACAATCTTAGCTCACAGCTCTGGCGAGTGGATTGGTCAAGAAATGTCTTTACCTGTATCTAAGCCTGATGCACAAGGCTCTGGTTCTGCGCTAACGTATATGCGTAGATATGCGCTTGCAGCAGTTGTTGGCGTAGTTCAAGCCGATGACGATGCAAACGCTGCCGTGCAAAGCAAGTCTAGTAGTGCAATGAAGTCAATCGCCAAAGATATTTTATAAAGGAAAGAAAATGGCATATACACCAAAAGAAGGCTCAGGGAGTTTATTTAAAAATGACCGTAAAACGACTGATAACCATCCTGACTATACAGGCACAATTATGGTTAATGGTAAAGAGCATTGGCTTTCGGGTTGGGTTAAAGAAGGTAAAAAGGGCAAGTTTTTCAGTATTTCAATCGGCAAAGAAAAAATCCCACAAGGATTTAGAGAAGCAGGGTCTGACGAGTTACCCAAGAAAGACCCATTTGTAGATGACGTTCCGTTCTAAAGGAGAACACTATGCAGAACTTAATTAAAGACATCATTGAAACTAAATACACGGAAAAAGTATGGCAAGGGGTTGGAGTTGACGAAGAACAACAACTTATTAGCTTTACACCAGAAGATTTAGCAGCAGTCATTAAAGCGGTTCTGCTAGTTGCATCAGACTTATGCGTGTTCCAAGAGGACAGTATGAGAATTACTAATTACTCTAAAGGCATCTAATGACTTGCAAATCTTGTAAGTTTTTTGTATTTAATCAAAATGATATGATGGGAGCTTGTAAGCTCAATCCTGTGGTCGTTAATAAAATGCCCTCGGATTGGTGTGGTCAAGAAATACCAGCGCAATATGAAGTAGAAGTTGTGCCAGCAGCTCCAGTAGAAGTTGTATATGACATCAACACGGATGAAGTAAAACCAAAAAGGGGAAGAAAAAGTGCTAATAAAGGATCAGACAAGTGAAAGTGGGCATTGGTATGACGAAATGGGCAATCCAGCCTACGAAATCATCGGTGCGAATGGCAAACAAAGGAACACAACCTTACGAGATGCTAAAAAACTTGGTTTATTGCCATCAGTTACAACAGTCTTGGGAGTTGCAGCCAAGCCAGGTCTTGACAGATGGAAGCAAGAACAGGCCATCCTCGCTGCGCTTACATTACCTCGCTTAGAGGGCGAAGAAGAAGCCGAGTGGCTTAGTCGAGTATTAAGCGACAGTAAAGCCCAAGGCAAACAAGCAGCCGATCGTGGTAGTGCCATTCACGCCATCATAGAGAGCTTTTTTGACGGTATTTTGCTTGAATCAATCCCTACCTATTGCCGTAACATAGAAAACGCCTTACAAGCTGCGTATGGGGCTAGATTATGGATTCCAGAGCAGAGTGCCAGCCATACAGAGCTAAAGTTCGGTGGCAAGGTGGATTTACACGCCAAAGCAGATAAAGTTAAGGGCATATTAGGCGTGGTTGTAGATTTTAAGACAAAAGAAACCCCCTTGGAAAAAGTCGTTCCATACGATGATCATATCATGCAGATGGCAGCTTACCGTGAATTGCTGGGCTTAGAAGGTGCTAGATGTGGGATTATGTTTGTCAATGGCCTAACTAACGAAGTAAAATTGTGCGAAATAGAAGAAGCAGACCTACAAAAGGGTTTGAAATGCTTTTTCCATCTTCTTAGATACTATCAACTTAAATCGGGTTTATAATAATTCATGGGGCTGGCTTGGTTTCCCCCGACCATTACATCCTTCCGTGAGGAGTCAGCCCCACCCTGTTGTAAAAATACAACACTCAAAATATTTTTCATTTTCTTGATCTAGGTCAATTATTTTTTGCAAAAATAGGACTAAATTACTTACATCAGGTCATTGATACAGTTCAAATGAGCCGTGTGCGCAGAATTTAACATGACTTTGACCTGATTTTTTTATCTTAGGGGGATTTATGAAAATTACATTACTTGATTGGATTGGCGTAATACTGCTAGGCGTATTACTTGGCTCAATGTTTGCATGGGGGTTTTGATGATAGACAAATCTGCTTTCAAAATAGAATTTATGAGGTCTTATTCTGGCAAGCAATTATTTAAAAACAGAGCTTGTTTGGCTTTGTTATTAAAGCGTAGGGGCAGTTCTTTAGAAGCAAAACGCAAAATCGTAATGATGGCTAATTCACCATTGTTTTACGCTTTTGGATACGAATACAACGCAAAAGAAGGATTAAATTATGGTTATGGATACTGAATACGCAGTTCCTGAAACAAAGGCTTACAAGTGCTACAAAGTAGGAAATATCTTGTATGTGCCTCATTACACAAATCCTGGTGTGTATGTAGGGCCAAGCATTAGACAAGAAACAGGCTTTGTCAAAGCTAAGTATGTAGCTAGATTCTTTTATAAAAATGAATTAATCAAGATGGGCGCATCAGAAATTATTGAGCAGCTTTGGTCAACATCAGCGAGGGATCAAAAATGAGTTTATGGGATGAAGCAGGGGAATTAGAAAAGATTTCAAGCCAGTTAAGCTGCCTTGGCAATGTGCTTGAGCTTGTAGCTGAGAAAATCTCTAGCGATGCTGAAAGTGGCACTTTATGGCTTTGTCGTGATGTATGCGAAAGCTTGCACGATAGATTACAGCTTAGAGTAGAGTCTTTGCTTGCTATGCACGTTGAGAAAAAAAGTAAAAAATGAGTAAAAAAATATTAGCTGCATTTTTAACCATTACCATACCAATTTGGTACATTCCTTTTGCATTAGGATTGATTTTTTGCATGATTTTTATGGGTGCTTATGAGGGCATATTGGAAGCATTAAATGGAAAGGCACAAGAGAAATGAACTCAAAACAAGTAGCTGATGAATTAGAAAACATTTATTGGATACAAGGCGATGGAAAAGGCAAACCATTTCAGCAGTATGCAGACTTTGTACGCCAGCAACAAGCTGAAATAGAGGCGTTGAAAAACAAAATAAAAAGTTACGAAAATTTAGGAAATATGATGCTTGACGAATTATTAGAAAAGGCACAAAAGAAATGAACCAAAATGAATTAGCAAACTCAGGAATCGTTACACAGTTGGCAGTGGTGCATACAATGCTACCAAAAGTAAAAGAGTTGATTGATAACCAAATAGCTGAAATAGAAGCGTTGAAAGCAAAGACACTAACAGATAATGAAATAATTGAAATTTGGAGTGGCATGGAAACTGACACAGGTGAACAAAACATTGCATTTGCTAGAGCAATACTAAGAAAGGCGCAAGAGAAATGAACGCAAATGAACTAGCTGATAAATTGGAAAACAAAGACCGATTGTGGAGTGTTGATGAAAAGTTAATGGTTAAAACCTGTGCCATGCTACGCCAGCAACAAGAAAAGCTAACCAAGTACGAACTACGCCATGTAGCACAGCGTGACAGAATTGCAATACTAGAAATGCAGCATAAACAGCAACAAGCTGAAATAGAGGAGTTGAAAAAAGAAGCTGCATTACAAAGGCTATCTGACTTCACGCAAGAAGCTGAAAAGACACTAACAGATGAGGAAATAGAAGTTTTAGCAAGCAAACACTTGTGCTATCAAATTGAAGGTAGCGAAGTAAGCGGAGTATTTAATTTTGCTAGAGCAATACTAAGAAAGGCACAAGAGAAATGATTGACTTTCTAAACAACGGCAAAGTATTGATTGGTTCTCGCTATGATGAAAATCCATTAAAGCCCAAGTATGTAGAAAAAGACCCAGATATGCTTGAAATACAGAAATGGCTTATTGGTGATCCTGCTAAGTTACGCTTTGAATACTGGTGCAACGTAGCTTATATCGTTGCGCTGTGCTTTGTGCTGCTAGTTGTTATTCTTAAAGCGTGAAGCCGTTTAGCCAATATTTACACGATGTATATGATGGCCCAGCTCGCAAAGTTGTAAGCGACTGGGTCACAATGAAATGGGGTTTAGAAGTAAAAGATAACCCTAATAAGTATGGAGTTGATCTAATCTGCTTTCGATCAGGTTCT